AGTGAGCTTGGTAGTCTATTTGGGTCAGCTCGTACAAGGGCACAACTTGTAGTATCTAAAACCGTTCCGAGACCGGCTCGTAATCAACCCCTGGCCACCCACTCAGATTCAATGACGGCATTTGATTGGGGCATTCGTTTTGAGCCAGTTGTTAAACAAATCTATCAGCACAAATATGGTACAACACTTAAGGAACTAGGCCGCCTCATTCATCCCACTTATAATAAGTGTTCTGCTTCTCCAGATGGTCTAATATATGACTGCCCTAAATCGGAAAGAACAGGGCGTTTAGTGGAGATTAAGTGTCCAGTTACACGTGAGATAGATGGGAATATACCAAAGGATTATTATGCGCAAATTCAGATGCAACTTCATGTAACGAGATTAAATAAATGCGATTATGTTGAGGCTGTCTTCTCATCAAAGTATAATAAAACACCTGAAAGGATTGGCCCTTCTCTTTATAATGGTTATATCGCAGTTATTCGGTATCCTGAAATTTCAGATGCCACACAGAATCAAGAATTCTATTATATTTACAGCCCTGTAAACGCAGATGCGGATTGGACTCCTGAAATTAAGGAGAATGAGGAAATAGTTGAAATAACTCCTTGGAGATTAAATCATTGGCATGAGCAAATTGTTACCCGAAGTGAAGAATGGTGGACCTCAATTAAACCAATGATTGATTTATTTTGGGAAGATGTGGAGAAAGCAAGACGTGGTGAGTTTGTTGTACCAGAATCAACAAGGCCTGCTAAAAAACAAAAAGTTGAACAATGTATGATTGTATTTAATAAATTAGATGAGAATGGTCAAAATTATTAGATCGCAATTCTATTATATTTTTATTATGCTTCGCTTACCATAGGTTGCTTCACTTACACTTCGCTAACACTGCCACCCGTATTATTCTGAGGAACCGCCATTGGATCCGCTTTATAGAAATTGAGCACTAATTCTTGGTATGGCGAAGAGCAGCTATCAGGATAGTTGCGCTTATAATTATTAGTCATTTGGCGGAAATTACCAGTTTTATCCACCATTCTCTGAAAATCACTCGCATAGCACGAACGGCTATTTACGCACGAGATAGATTCCTTATCACGTGGCGGTGGCATTTCATCAGCTAGAAGGTGATATGGTTGATTATTGTAAAGATCCGCAGGACCAGGTGTATCGGGAGCAAATTCCATTACAGGTGATTCTGATTCACGCTGTTTTGATAAAAGAGAGGAATCTTCAGAATCATTTATAAAAGCGGCGGGTTTATCATTTAAGTTCTCAAAATTCTCCCAATACGAGTAATATGGGTATCCAAAACGCGCCCATCCATCTCTGCGCCACCAATTTTTATGCGATTTAGGGGCAAATGGTGCCACGTAATTAATGAAACTGGTCTCTTTCATGGATATTGTTTTAAGAAATGCGATTAATAATACAACCAAAATAAATCCAAATAGGATACCTGTCATTTTCCCTCTATATTTGTTTTATTAATAAAAATTGACAGGTGTGCGTATTCTATAGAATTCCGGAAAGATGTCAACCATTAGTATGCAGGTTATTAAGCGCAACGGCTCCAAGGAAGATGTGTCATTTGATAAAGTTCTGAATAGAATTCGTATTGTGGCAGAGGGTCTGGAAGTTAATCCAACTCTTATCGCCCAGAGGACTCTACTTAGAATTTATGATGGTGTTAAAACATCTGAATTGGATGAGCTTGCCGCGCAACTGTCCATTTCTCTAATGACAACGAATCTAGATTATGGCATTCTAGCCTCCAGGATGGCCATTTCAAATCATCATCGTAATACATCGGATAAATTTACCGATGTTGTCAGATCCCTTGTAAATCAGACTATTGAAAAAACGGGTGAAAAAACAAGCAATGTATCGCAGGAACTTGTTGATATTTGTGAAAAGTATGGTGATCAAATTGATACCAAAATAGACTATACTCGCGACTACAATTTTGATTACTTTGGATTTAAAACACTTGAAAAGCTACAGTATTTGCTGCGCGATATTAAAGGAAAAACGGTTGAGCGTCCCCAACATCTATTTATGCGAGTTGCCCTAGCACTATGGGGCTCTGTAGATATTGATAGAGCATTTGAGACGTATGATCTTCTAAGTCAGAAATTCTTCATTCATGCTACTCCAACGAACTTCAATGCGGGGACACCGAGACAACAACTCAGTTCATGCTTTCTTATAAGTATGAAGAGTGATAGTATTGTGGGAATTTATGATACTTTGAAGGACTGTGCGCAAATCTCCAAATACGCAGGTGGTATTGGCCTCCATATTCACGATATTCGTGCGAAGGGTTCATTGATTCGGGGAACAAATGGAACTTCAAATGGAATCGTACCTATGCTAAGGAACTTTAATGATACTGCGCGCTACGTTGATCAAGGTGGGGGCAAGAGAAATGGCTCCTTCGCAATCTATTTAGAGCCGTGGCATGCGGATGTTGAGGACTTCCTCATGTTAAAGAAAAATACGGGTTCGGAGGAGGAGCGTTGCCGCGACCTATTCTACGCATTATGGATTCCTGATTTATTCATGGAGCGTGTAGAGAAGAATACATTATGGACTTTATTCTGCCCTTCTGAAGCTCCAGGCCTATCAGATGTACATGGTGATGAATTCAGGGCACTTTATCTAAAATATGAAGCCGAGGGTCGCGGTCGTAAACAGATTGAAGCACAGAAGCTCTGGTTTAAAGTACTTGACTCTCAGATTGAGACGGGTACACCATATCTCTTATACAAGGATGCCGCAAACAAGAAATCAAATCAAAAGAATCTTGGAACAATTAAGAGTTCCAATTTGTGTGTAGAAATTATTGAATACTCGTCACCTGATGAGACCGCTGTCTGTAATCTCGCATCAATTGGCCTACCGATGTATGTAGATGCTAAAAAGCGCACATTTGATTATGATAAACTAAAGGAAGTCGTAAAAGTGGCAATTAGAAATCTGAATAGGGTTATTGATATTAACTTCTATCCGACGCCTGAGACATCTAATTCTAATATGCGCCACCGTCCTGTAGGTCTGGGAGTACAAGGCTTGGCGGATGTCTTCGCACTAATGCGTCTATCATGGGAATCTGAAAAAGCCGCAGATCTGAATCAGCGAATCTTTGAGCATATTTACTATGCGGCAGTGGAGTCATCATGTGAAATTGCCGAGAAAGAAGGCAAGTATTCAACGTATGAAGGCAGTCCAATTTCAAAGGGTCAGTTCCAATATGACTTGTGGTCAGTTAAACCTCTTACTGAAAAGGATGGAACGCTTGATTGGGCTCTGCTAAAGGAGAAAGTGGTAAAGCATGGTGTACGCAATTCACTTCTAATTGCGCCGATGCCGACGGCATCAACATCGCAAATTCTTGGCTTTAATGAGTGTATTGAGCCTTTTACGAGTAATATTTACACACGTAGAACGCTCGCAGGTGAGTTCATTGTTATTAATAAGCATTTGATGAAGGATTTAGAGAAGCTGGGAGTGTGGAATGAAACAATGAAACAGCAGATTATTGTAAGAAATGGGTCTGTTCAGGGAATTGATCAGATTCCAGATTCTATTCAAGCACTTTATAAGACTTCGTGGGAGATTAAGCAGAAGGTTCTTATTGATATGGCGGTAGCGAGAGGGGCATTCATTTGCCAGAGTCAGAGTTTGAATCTGTTTGTGGCAGATCCAAATTATGCCAAGCTAACATCAATGCACTTCTACACTTGGAAGCAGGGTCTTAAAACGGGGCTTTACTATTTACGCACGCGCGCACCAGTTATGGCGCAAAAGTTTACAGTGGATCCCGAACTTCAGAAGGCGGCGGAGAAATCGGAACATGATCGTGTTCAGCGAAAGAGTACTGCGGATGAAGAGGGTTGTGTATCATGTGGATCTTAGTTGCGGCGCTTTTAGTCGTGGCGCTTTTAGTCGCGACGCTTTTAGAACTATATAAAAATAATAAACTATTTTATATTATTAGACCATGTAATAATATAAAATAGCATATAAAATATTTTTATTTCAATACCCGGTTATAATAGCAAAAACGCATGAGTCTTTGGCAAGTAAATAAAAAGAAAAGTAAAGTAGTATGAGTCTTTCAGGATCACAAAGATATAATTTTGATGAACTCAGAGAGAATATTAATAATGCTCTCTTAAATGAAAAAATGCCAGAAAAATTATATAAATCAGTAGATGGATTTTCAAAAATGATATATGCCATTTTAACAAGTAAAGATGATAAATGGGCGGCTCAGGTACTAGATGATAATGGAAACCCATTATTAACTTCTGAAGAGCAGGTACAATTTACAGATGTATTTAAACCATATACAGAATCCATAAATAATTTTTTTAATAGTGATAAGAGAGATGATGATAATGAAATAACAGGTGGCGCAGCAGGTATAGACGATGTTTATACCAAAATAATAAATAGTATTAATAATGTTGATTCTATTATAAATGACTATGCCAGTAAATATGGTATTTTAAAGCTTGAAAAGGAGCATGATTTAGAATCAAATATTGGAATGCCTCCATTTACTGGTCCTCTACCTCCCCCTTTTACACCTGCTACGCCTGTATTAATAGTATTATCCAAAATTAAAGTACCATTCAGAACAATTATTACTATAATTTATTTAATTTTAGATATAGCACGCATAGCTATGGGATCAGCTGGCTCAAATATTGGAAGAAAGATATTAACTATTTTAGTAGCACTTTTAGAGCTTTTAAGAGGAGATTGGAAAAAAGCAATACTTACAGCTATGGGATTTTATGGTATGTCACCAATGTTAACGGGTCAATTGTTAAAAGTTTTTTTAACAGTATTCAGAATGTTATCACCTGATATACAGAAGAGTATTCTATTTGGTCCATTAAATATTATAAA